AAAAGTTATTCATGTTGGTCCGATATAAACGCCCACAGGTCACACTAGCTAATGCCAAAGCTCCAACTAAAGATAGTTCCGGTTGTGGCACTTGTGCAATATCCTCACAGAACTCAAACATGTTCTTCAGTAATCCAGGTGGTGAAAATAGATCTTCTGGTCTTTTTATATTCTCAGTTGATTGTGTAAATAAGGGAGCTATTTGATTTTTTCGATCATGTGTTTTTTTGACGTTATCTACAACAGAATCTATTTCTTTCTGCGGTAAAGGTGGGTTATTGTTCTTGTTCCAGTTCTGTAGGAATACTCTTACAAACTCTAGGTTTACACTCTTAGATATAAGGTATCCAGCTATCCTTGCGGCTCCATCGTTTCTAGATCCCTCCAATACTCCATCTAGTGAGAATGGTGCCGTTTGTTTACTGCTTTCAATTTTAGGTACGCCTGTTATTTGTAAGTATTCTTTTTCGGTAAAGTCTGGTAGATCTGTATGGTCGTAGATCTTCCAATCTGGAATCATGACAGGCTTATATACCTGACCATTAGCATGACGGTTGTATGGTGCAATAATAAGGCCACCAACACCACGTATATCAATTAATCTTTCTATAGGAGTTGTGTTTGTTCGTCTTGTGGCAAACGTAGTGTAGTTTTCTGGGTTGTTGTAATAGTAATGCATACCCTTGCCTGTAATGACCTTAAACGGGCAAGCTGGTAGATTCTTTTCTACCCAATCCATAGCTTCAGGTGAATCTGCATCTACAACAACAAACTTGCCGCAGACTAATGCTACTACTAGATTATCTCTATCCTTGAACCAAGACTCTACAAGTTCCCTTTCAGGTCTTGTCTCCTTGTATTGTTCCCAGCCTTTTAAAAATGGTGGTGGTTTTTTATTTGATCTTTGTAACGGTACTACATTATATCCATCATCATAATAAGCCAGAGCAATATCCAAGGACGAGTCATCCTCGGTAATATTGAGCTGGAACATTTTATTCCTGCTCTAAAATATCTGATATTGAACCGTAAATAGATTCAAAATCTAATCTTCCCTCAGTAGCCCTTATTATTTGTTTGGCTTGTGCTATTGATGGTTGCCTATATCCATATCTCCAAGATTTGCATGTAGCTTCCGAACAGTTAAAATCTTCTGCGGCTTTTTTATAACCTAAGAATTTAATGTAAACAGGTAACGTGTAGTGATCTATTTTTCTTTCTTTGTGATTAGGTTGTATGCCCATCGTGTCTAACTCCTTCAATTTATTTATTGCTATAGTTTTGGTCCTGAAATAGTAATTTGCAAGCCAAGTTGTGTCGATTTGTTTTTTCATATACATCTCCTAAATAATATGATTTACATATTGTAGTTTCTCAGGTTATAATTTACAAGTTCATTTTTACACATATATAAGGAGGGTAGATTATGAGCTTAAAAGATAAGATAAAAACACCAGATAAAATGGTGGATCAACAAGGAGCAAAGCTTCTCATTTATGGTCAAGCGGGAGCCGGAAAAACATACTCAACACAAAGTATGCCTGGCAAAGTATTAGTCATAAGTGCGGAGGCTGGATTGCTTTCTATCAAAGATGCACCTAATGTATCTGCTATTGAAGTTTCTAGTATTGAAGATTTAAGAGAAGTTTATGAAGCTCTTTCATCTGGCGAACTATCCTTTGATAGCGTGTGTTTAGACTCAGTTTCAGAGATTTCAGAGATCTTACTGGTACATGAGAAAACAAAAAATAAAGATGGAAGAATGGCTTACCAGAACGTAAGTGAAGCCGTTACGAGTCTTATGAGATCATTTAGGGATTTAGATATGCACGTATTATTTCTTTGCAAAGAAGGTAAAGAAAATAATGATGGCATATTTTTATTTGGTCCTAAAATGGCAAGTAAACCTCTTGGTGAGGCAATAACTTATTTCTTTGATGAAGTCTTAGCATTACGTGTTTATGATGACGTTGATGAAAATGGTGATTCTGTAATTAAGAGGGCTTTACAAACACGAATACATGGAGGTTACACAGCGAAAGATCGTAGCGGTAAACTCGATAAATTCGAGGAACCTAATCTAACTGCCCTAATCGAGAAGTTAGGGTTTTCTATTAATATTGAAAATAAGGAGAGTGCATAATGTCAGACTTTAATGATGTTGATTTTTACGAGAATGCGGAGCAAATGGAATCGAAAGGTCCCGAGGTTGCTCCAACTGGTGAGTATGAGGCTAAGATAATTGCTGCTGAGAAGTACAAAGCGGATAGCGGTAATTGGACTCAGAAAATAACCTTTCAGATTGATGGTGGTAAATATCGCGATCATAATGAATGGTATAACCTTTGGTCTGCTAGTAAAGAATCCAAAAGAATAGCGAGTGAGATATTTAGTCGTCTTGCTATTGTTGTTGGATTTAAGAAGCTACCGGATCTTGCAAAAGATTTTATCGGTAAGCAACTCAGACTTGGTATCAGACAGTATGAAGATACTTGGACAAATAAAGAAGGTGAACAAGTTACATCTAATAAGACTAAAATCATTAAGATGGAACCTTCAGAATTGAAACCAACTTTGGTAGGTGATAAACCTCCCTTCTAAGTGTAGAAAAGAAAAAGGGGCTTTATGCCCCTTTTTTTTGTTTTGATATTTCTTTTGACCATTTGGCTAGCTTTACAGTTTTGCCTAATTCTTCAGGGTATTTTCTTTTAACCCATTTCCAAAAATCAGGTAGTCGCATGATACTTAAATTGTACTTTGCTCTAGCTTTTTCATATGCTTTGATTCTTGCTCGTTGAGCTTTTCTTTTAGCATCCATACTTACATATTCTTTAGATCATCAATAGCCCAGTTCAAATATACAACGGCCTTCTCTAGATCCTGGATGTTAGATCCCTTGTGGTCTTCCCTCCATATATATTTAACTGCGTTGCCCTTACAGAAACCTTTGAACTCTTCTGCCGTAAGCATAGATCTCATAGCTTCTATATACTCTATCTCACCCCTAGTGTAGTGAGGTGGTTGGTTTACTAAATCTTCACTCATTTTTCATAACCCTCCGCTACTAAAAACAAATCAATCTTTTCACTTATATCTTGTTCTAAAGGTGTGCAAAGGTCCTTTCGGTATGAGGAAGGTTCTACTAATTTATCTTCTATTTTTGTAAATAAATAATTATGCAAAGATCCGTAAGCCACCTTTTGCAATTCTTGTTTATTTTCTTCCAATATTTCATCTACAAATTTTTCAGTTCTTTTCATTTTGTCCTCCAAACTCTTAAAACAGATTTACCATCTTCTATTACAGTTCTTGACATTATTTTGCAATTTTTTCTATGTGCGGCTAGCCTGAAATAATCCACGTCATTATAAGTATGTAAAACTATAGAATCACCTATGTCCATATTGAGTATTAAATCTTCAAAGCTTGCTTTTTTTGAGTGTTTAGCAATAGGAATATCTTTTTCTATTTTAATATCTTCCATCTATCTTCTCTCCATCCTTTTCTACTACCCATATTCTGATTTCACCTTCATTTGTTGTTCTAGTAACTATTTTCATGCCAAGTCTTTTGGCAAACATATGCCAATTTGACCTCTCTGTTTTTTTAACATTTTCTGTAACCACAAATGAATCGCCTACATTTAAACCCCTAAGAAAATTTGTTTTACCAGACCGGTCCTTTTGATTTGCAATCGGTATATTTTTTTCTACTTTATACATTACTCTTCCTTCCGGCCCTTTAAATCTACGTTAACTATATTAGGTGAGTTGTATATGGTGGCTTCTTTACCGTTTAATACTGCGTTGTATTCACCCAGTAGATGCTCTAGCTTTAACCAACCAGATGTCATATCTTCATGTTTCATCTTGAAGATCTTACTTGCAAACGGTTTCTTCTTTTCTTGTGCCACAAAGATAAAGTCAACCACGTTGAACCCAGCCCTTTCATATCCGCGTTTATACCAAGCGGCTTGTAGTTCGTATTGGTACTTCCTAATGGATGATGTAAAGCCTCTAACAGAACAATCAGTAGTAGTCTTGTAATCAACCAAGATTATAGATTTCGGATCGCTAGATGGATCTAAGGGGTATCTAAGCACATCAGATTTAACTTTCAATAATAGATCTTTTTCCCACCAGAAGATTGCTCTTTCAAACGGAGAGTTAAATACTTCTGGATATTCACCTTGTACTGCTGACAAATGCTTGTGTCCTTCCGGTATTAAGGCTTCTCGCATACTGTATAAGGTTTCTTTGTCCTTAGATGATATAACGGTTAGCCCTCTGTCTTCATACTCCTTCTTTAGCTCTTTATTAGCGTTGGTGTATGGAGATCCACTTAGGCAGACTACATCATTAACAAAGGCCTCTTCTCCCTCAACAATCAAAGAATGTGCGGCGGTCCCAAACTTCATAGCTGGTGTTGTTTCGTTTTCTTCTTCAAATGCATGGTGTTGGCTTTGTCCAAACCTTCTTATGTTTGATGATGATATGCCTGGTGCTTCATGATAAAAGTTATGTTCCATATCTGGAAAATAAACTGCGTCTCCCAAGATTACGTGTTCTTGGTTTTCTAATATTTCTGGTAGTTCGTTCATAGTGTCTCCTTAATAAATACCTGTAATTTTTCTGATTATTGACCAAGCCTCATCATTAGGCACTAAGAAAGATATATTTTCTTTCAAACCTTTGTTATGAATCCTGCGTCTTTGCGATACTGTCGCATCTCTAAGGTAATGTTTGTATTCTTGACCCCAAAAATAAGCAAGACCCATATAGTTGGGTGTGCCTATGTATTTACGGTCTAACTTATAAAGGCTTTGTGTAGCCTCATCTGTAATGACTTCTAGATTAATCACATAGTTTGTCATGATGCCTCCTCTAGTTTTTCAAGTGCATCAGTAAGTTCTTTGACGCATTGGGTTAGTTCAGATATGTTTGTCTGAAGGTGAAACAAAGTATAGTTTAATTTATCCTTTGTAAGCTCTCGTTCTACATGGTCATGTAGATTATTGGTGGATGTCTCTATAATAACATCCAGATCTTTTCTTATATCCATAGTACTCTCCTAAAGTATTTACTGATAAAATATGTAAATTGTATTTTAGGATAAAAAGTATATAATGTCTACACTTAGTAATTTAGGAGGTTACACATGAGTAGAGATGCAGATAAGTACGTAATAATGGATGAGGACACTATAATCGGGTGTCACATTCATGGTGATTTTTTGACTACACCTTTTGAACACCTACAAGGTTTCGGGTGTCCTATATGTAGGCATGAAGAAGTAATGAAGGTTATAAAGGAGATGAATGACCGTTTAGACTATTGTATTGAGCATGAGTCTAATGCGGCAGATAATCATACTCCAATACAAGCTGGTAGTTACTCTATGATACTTCATGAGATGTACGGCAAGACAAAGAAGATCTTGGATGAATATCAAGAGATTCGGGGCAAAACTAAGGTATAGTTCATATATGACATTAAAAGTAGTGCCTATTAAGGACAAGATGGCTCGTCCTACCCTCCAGGAGACGGTAGAACGGCTAAATAGTATGTTTAAGGGATATGAACAAAGGGGTGAGGAAAAACTTACCGTAGTTCTATCAACACTAAGCTATTGCATTTGGAATCTACAGAAGATTACAGAGGACGATCAAACCACACTTACCTTGATAGATGAAATCCTTAATCAATACATGGAAGTAGATAGGCACGAAAGCGTGTTTAATAACTACGTTTTGTTTGAGGCATTAACGCCAAAATCGGGCCAAGATGATGACTAAAGCATTATTGTCCTATTATTGTCATAAATGTATGACGGTCAAAAAGCCTTTAACTAGGCGGGTTTCGGGATTATTTTATTTTTTTCATTTTTGTCACAGGAAAATAGAGAAAACAGTATAAAAATATAACAAATATCTTGACTGGATAATTCCAGGTAAGGTATCCTCTCCATACACTTTAGGGTAATGTGGGGGTAGGTATATATAACTACTTTGTCTCTAAACTGCTAAATACATATGGGATATAGAAAAAACAAACTTGAATATGAACCCATCCTAGCTCCAGAAGAGGAAGCTCCCATCGAATACGCTAATCTAGACAACTCCCTTAATCGCAGACAACGAAACTTTATATGGCAAGCCGTTAATAATCCTCGGCTTTCTCTCGTAGAGTGCGCTCATAAAGCTGGCTACAAGGATGCCAGACAATCAGCTAATAAACTTATGAATCATCCCGTTATACGCAAGGAGTATAACTATTTGATGAATGAAGCTAAGAAGAAGTATGAGCTGAATTATGATCGGGCAGTTCAGGATCTATATGATATTAGAGACAAGGCCTTAGAAGCCGGGTCCTTTAACGCGGCTATATCGGCCCAGAATAGTTTGCTCAAGGTCGGGGGTCTTATTGTTGATAGGAAAGAGGTTATGTTCGGGAAGATAGATCAAATGAGTCGGGAGGAGGTTGAGAAACGCCTGGAACAGTTGATGGGGAGCATAACGGTTGCAGATCCAGACAAGCTTCCAGATCCAGGGGATCCAGGTGATCTGGTAGATGAAGCGGATACTTTGGAGGCACTAGAGGAGGAGGACTTACAGACGGCAAGCCCTCAAGAGGTTGAAGGGGAAGTTATTTCTGATTAGGTCTGTCTAGCACAAAGATAAGTACGTATAAGAACAACGCTATAAAGAATAAGGTACTCATGGGGTTGTGGTACTCGCTAGACACATACTTTTAGGAGAGTAGAGAAGTTTTGGAATCAAAACTAACAAGCACCACTCTCGCATCATATAGTTATTACGGTTATATATCAACTTAGCTTTGTCTCTTATAGTCTTTCAATCTTTTCATGCTATCAACATAACTCATAGCAAAAAGATCATATGAAGCTGGAGAATACTCTTTGATCTTTGCAATCTTCAAGCCTTGTTCGTACCATTCTTTTTCCTGTTTTATTTGCTTTGCGTAATTCATTAGCTTTTCTCCTTATAGTCTTTGTAAAAAAGTTCTATCTCGTCAGGTCTTGAATCGGAACATTCATCCTCTGTCATTTTGCATATAGGACAAGATAGAGTTACTGATTTTTTATGAATATAGTTCAGATCACAATCGCAATCCCAATAATCAGGGTCTGTTATAACTACCAAAGGGTTATTCTTTAACCATTCCATTAGCTTTTCTCCTTAGTTTTACGGTTCTTATAAGCTTGCAGTTTGATCTTCCACCTTTTAGGTAAACTACGTTTCCTTTCAGGGTGCATACTGTCAGGGTCTTGTTCCCATTCTTTATAAGCTTTAGTTAGATTCATTATCGGACTCCCAAGTTGTATCTTTCCAATCAAAATCTTTCTCTAGGTTATATGCTAACCAAAGAATATCTTTCCATATTTTCTCAGGGCGGTAACGTTTATAACTAGAATGATCGGTTACAAATTTATATGTTTTAGTCTTGCCCCAATCCTTTGCATCTGCTGGCAAATTTTTATGTAGGAAGAAAGCACTAGCATAAATAACAAAATCAAAATTAAGTTCTTTTATTATCGGACTACTATTCATTTTCTACCTCCCAAACGGCCTCTTCAACGTC